ATCGCTGACGAGAATGATTTGAGCATCTGATGGAAAACTACGAACCAGAAGACCTAATGAAGCTGTGGGCTTTCCAAGACAAGGTGAATGACCACTCAAAGTTTCTAATCGCACAGGGCATCAAGCTAGGAGTGTTATCTGTCAGAGTCGAAATGTCCAAGCTACTCTTACAGAAGTTCAATCAGCCGCTAACTCAGGATGACATTGACGAGGCTGCAGCAATCGCTGAGAACTTTGCATTGACCGAACTAGAGAAGGGGATGAAGAATGCTAGAGGGTCTTGAGCCAGTCACAGGAAAACGCAGATGCAAAACCAGAGCCACGCTTGAGGGCATGGATGCAGGGGATAAGAAAATCCTGACCGAAGCTCTTGCGAACAAAACCAAATGGAGTGACAAAGGTCTCTCTGTTGCCCTGAGTCAGAGGGGCGTGCAATTGTCCAACGAAGCAATCGGAAGGCATCGCAGGGAACTCTGCTCCTGCTACAACTAATGCTAGAGAACTTAGAACCTGCGCCAAAGATTACAGCGCAACCGAACTTCCGACCTGCCATCGAGTTTGACGGACTTGAGGGCGAGGCCACAACACCGGGCTACGCAACGCAACCTGCAAACTTTGACGAGTTTCTACAGAGCGCAGGCATTGACCCTAGTGACATTGACATCATTCCGCCGATCAGAACCTCACGCTGGCAACAGCGAGAAGGCGGCGAGTGGTTAGTCTCTTATCGCTTCACCTTCCGCAAGAAGAACCGAGAGATCGACCTGCCGCTTCTTATGTCCGAAGCTCGCAAGGGCGCAGGTAAAAGAAAAGAAATCAAGCCAACCGAGAAGGCTTTGATAGTTGCACCCTCAGACTTTCAAGTAGGCAAGACAGGCTCAAGAGGCGGAACACAAGAACTCATCGCTAGAGTCATGCGTTCTTATGAGCGCATCGAGCAACAGATGAAGTCAGGCAAGTATGAGCGCATCTTTATCATGGACATCGGTGACATCATCGAGTCTTTCTCAAATGCTGCACACTTCAACCAGCTCGAATCGAATGATTTGTCCCCTATGCAGCAGGTGGATGTTGCCACTTCGCTAATGCTTGACCTAATCAAGCGGGCGCACAAATACGCACCTGTCACCTACGGCTCAGTTGCTTCTAACCATTGCCAAAACCGATTCAAGGGTCAGCAGGTAGGAAGGCCGGGACTGGATGACTGGGGCATCGTCATCCTCCAACAGCTACGCAGGGTAACAAAAGAACTAGGGATGGATGTTGAATACCTAATCCCACAGCCACACGACGAGGGCTTCGCATTTCAATACGGAGTCAACACAATCGGCGTGATGCATGGACACCAAGCATCAAGGCCAGAAGGAATACCAAAGCACTGGGCATCAGCTTCTTTCGGCGCACAATGGTCTCAACCATGTGACACGCTCCTGACCGGGCATTTTCATCATCTGCGCATCGAAGAGCTTGGTCAAAGAAACGACGGCAACGGCTCAAAGTTCTGGGTTCAGTGTCCCACGATGGATGCGTCGAGCGATTGGTTCAGACGCTCTAACGGACTTGATAGCACCTGCGGCATCCTGACTATCGAGCTAGAGAAGAACACGCCGTTCGCAGGGGAAGTAAAGAAACAGTAATGCCAACCTATGACTACAAGTGCAACACCTGTGAGCAGACCATAACCATCCACGCAGGGATAGAAGAAGAAGTCCTAACCCCAATCTGCGCTCATTGCAAAGCTGACATGGTTAGGGATTACAACTTCCGATCATTCAAGTTCAACGGCAAAGGTTTCTACTCGACAGACAAATGAAACCCTTTGACCCGACTCTCTACAAAACAGACGATCCTGCAAAGGATAAAGTCTTACGCTGGCTTGAAGACAGGGGATACAAAGCAAAAGTAAACCCTGACCAATACGGCATCGACCTACTAGCCGAGAGAGACGGCAAGACCATCGGCATCGAGGTAGAGGTCAAGCACAACTGGAAAGGGCAGGCCTTCCCCTATCAGACAGTTCACATCGCCTCACGCAAGCTCAAGTTCTTTGAGACTGAGGACAATCACCTGATGATGCTGAATGATGACTGGAGCTTCGGGCTGAGCTTTAGTGCCGAGCAGATTAGAGATGCCGAGGTAATCAAGAAGGATACGATATACACCCAACAAGAATTATTTATTGAGCTACCCCTCCTGCTCGCTAGGCGGTTCTACCTGAATGAGATTCCCTAGACCATGTTTGCAATGTCAAAAACTTCATCAAGACCGGGGGGACTATTGTCAAGATTGTCGCAGGGTAAAAGAGAAAGCTAGGGAAGACAACCCTTATCGCAAAGAGAAGAAACGAATGCTTTACTCCTCTGCCTATAAGGCAGCAGCCAAGATAATCAAAGCTAACGCAACTCACTGTCACATCTGCAAACAGCCCTTCACTAACAGGGCAGACATCACAGCTGATCACCTCATCCCCACCGACCCTGCATCACCTTTAGCTCCAGCACATAGGGGGTGCAACAGTTCTAGGGGCAACAAACCGCTTCAAAATTAGTTTTCTACAAATCACATCAAGCAATCGCTCAAATGGCCTGTAATCGCCACACAGCCACGCACACACACGCCTAACCCCACGCCGTCATCAAGGGGGGCGGGGTCAAACACGCCGAGACAGCGTTGCGTATCACCCCGACCGCAGTTGTTTGCACACAACCGCAAAATTATCGGTTTTGGGTTAGGCTAGAAAACAGGGAAGGAAGCAATGAAAATAGAAAGAATCAAACTCGCCGAGCTTCGTCATGATGACCAGAATGCTCGCACCCACGATCAGGCAAACCTCAAAGCCATAGCTGGCAGCCTTGAGCAGTTCGGTCAACGCAAACCGATTGTCATAACGCAAGACAACAAGGTGGTCGCAGGCAACGGCACACTCACCGCCGCCAAGCTAATCGGCTGGACTGAGATTGACTGCGTTCGAGTTCCGGCTGACTGGACTGCCGACCAGATAAAGGCTTACGCACTTGCCGACAACCGAACGGCTGAGTTGGCTCAATGGGATGAGCAAGTTATGGCTGCTCAATTGCTCGACCTCCAAGAAGCAGGGTTCGACATTGAGGCAATCGGGTTCGAGCTAATCGAGCCAGAGCAAAAACCCGACTCCGAGTCCGAGGATGAGTTACCAGAGCAGATTGAAACACGCACAAAGCTCGGACAGATTTGGCAGTTAAGCAACCACAGGCTGATGTGCGGTGATACGACAGACGAGGCAACAGTAAAACGATTGCTTGCCGGGGCTGAGATTGACATGGTCTTTACTGATCCGCCTTATGGGATTGCTCACAGCGGTAAAGGCATAAAAGGGAACGCAAAGGCCAATGATTTTGGTCAGATACTAAATGACTCTGACACACAAGGAGCAATCAAGTTTTATGAGCTTTGCCAAAACATCACCCCAAAAGCCAAAATGATTTTTTGGGGAGCAAACTATTATCCGCAAGTTTTTCCAAATGGCTATGGCTGGATTGTTTGGGACAAACAAAGAGAGGGCGATACATTCTCTGGAGCAGAGATAGCTTTTGTCAATCATGGAATCCGAGTAGATGTCTTTAGACACCAATGGCATGGGATGATAAAAGCTAGCGAGCGAGGCGAGTCAAGAGTCCACCCAACTCAAAAGCCAACTGCTCTAGTGACTTGGTGCTTTGACAACTATGGCAAACCAAAAATAATCTTTGACGGATTTGGCGGCTCAGGGTCAACCCTAATCGCCGCAGAAAAAACAAATCGAACTTGTTACATGATGGAGCTAGACCCTAAGTATTGCGATGTCATAATCCAGCGTTGGGAAAACCTAACAGGCAAGAAAGCTGAGCTAGTCAATGCCAGCAGGTAGGCCAGCCAAACCCATCGAGCAAAAGCGGATGCTAGGCAACCCCGGCAAGCGAGCGTTACCATCTAACTCAATTGAGATTGCAATGGTCACAGAAACCCCACAACCAACAAGACCGCTTCTGAAATACGGACAAGAACTCTGGGACAAGGTTTGGAGCATGGGCGCAACATGGATCAGCCCCAACACCGACAGCGAGCTTCTTCTGATGACCTGCGAAATGATTGACGAGCGTTGGAATCTCAGGGTGAAAGTCATGCAGACCGATGACGCAAGACTGCGCCGAGGTCTGAGAGAACTTGACCGCCAGATAGTTTCCAATCTGTCATTGCTAGGCTTTAGTCCAGCAGACCGAAGCAGACTAGGGGTGGCTGAGGTAAAGGCAGCAAGCAAGCTCGAAGAACTAATGCTCAGAAAGGCAAAGCGTGTGGCCTCCACAGTGGTTGACACCAGTTCCGCAGAATCTGATTGAGTCGGGCGAAGGCGATTTCGTTATTGACTTTGCCGAGGCCTTTGGGGTTGTGACAAAAGACTCGATCGCTGGCAGAGCAGGTGAACAGTTACATCTGCGAGATTGGCAGAAGGAACTAATCCGCCATGTGTTCGCAGGGCAAGAGGGCCTTTATCGCCACGCCATAAACCTGATCCTGATGCCGAGAAAGAACGGAAAGTCTGCGCTCGGTTCTATCTTCGGACTTTACTCTCTGATACTCGGAGTCCGAGGAGCGGAAGTCTATTCAGTCGCAGCAGAAAAGGAACAGGCTCGAATCGTGTTCCAAGATGCTAAGCGAATGATTGAGGCGAGTGAAGAACTCTCAAAGCTAACCAAACTTTACCGAGACGCCATTGAGCTACCTACCAACGGATCGGTGTATCGAGTTCTCTCCGCCGAGGCTTACTCAAAAGAAGGTCTAAACCCATCGGCTGTAATCTTTGACGAGCTTCACGCTCAGCCCAATCGAGAACTGTTCGATGTCATGTCGCTGGCTATGGGTGCAAGAGGTCGCTTGGCAACCCTAATCGCCATCACGACTCCCGGCGTTCGCACCGACACCACAGGTCAAGACTCAATCGCATACACGCTCTATCAGTACGGGCAGAAGGTTGCTAGGGGTGAAGTAGAAGACCCGACTTTCTTCATGGCAAGTTGGGAAGCACCTGCCGAAGCTGACCACACACAACCTGAGACTTGGCGAATGTCAAACCCCGGTTATGGAGACATCTGTTCGGCAGAAGATTTTGAGTCGGCAGTCAGGCGAACACCTGAGCCAGAGTTTCGCACAAAGCGTTGCGGGCAATGGGTATCGTCAGCGGTGTCATGGTTGCCGTCAGGTTCTTGGGAGCAATGCCAATCAGAACTAGACCTGACAGACAAGGAATACATCATTGGCTTTGACGGATCGTTCTCAGGTGACTCGACGGTCCTAGTCGGTGCAACCATCGAAGACGAACCGCAAGTCTTTATGATTCAGGCATGGGAGAAAGACCCAAACATCCATGACGCTACTTGGCGTGTTGACATCCTGCAGGTCGAAAACAAGATTCGAGAGTTTGTCACCGCCAACCCGAAAGTCAAAGAGATAGTCTGCGACCCTTACCGCTGGCAAAGGTCAATGCAGGTTCTAGCTGAGGAAGGCTACCCAATAGTTGAGTATCCATCGACCAACGCAAGACGCATGGTCCCGGCTTGCGCCAAGTTCTTTGACGCTGTAGTTGACAAGAAGCTCAGACATGACGGAGACCCGCTACTGGCTCGGCATCTTTCAAACGCAGTAGTAAAAACCGACAATCTAGGAGTCAGGATAGTGAAAGAAAACAGAGCATCATCACGCCGTATTGACGCAGCAGTCGCAGCGGTGATAGCAGTAGATAGAGCCTTACAGGTTAGAA